ATGGGTGGACAGATGAGAGCCTTTCAGATTTGGTGCCGTTCTCACCATTGCGGTTTGAACAGTGGATGGCTCAGCGTTCAGGGTGATCGCCAAGTGTTTTGTCCGCCAGCAGCGCTGACAGGTAAATCAGTGCTGCCGGGAACCACGCCAGGCAGATAAATACCGATTGCCGGGAGTGCGGACCGTCTTCCAGCTTGCCCAGCAGGTATGCGGCAATCATTAGGTAAATCGACAGTGCGATCAAAGTGATTTCCCTCCATTCTGATTGATGGTCCGATCATGCTGATCAAACTCAGCATCGACAATCAGGTCGTGTGCTTCTCGTGCCAGAATGTCGATAGCGTGCAGGTGCGCCCGGAACTGCTCCGGCTTCAGGTGTCGCTTCTTAGCCAAGTCGACGATTGCCAGCTGAATATTTCGTGCCTGCTGCAACAGCGGTATTGGGACTACCAGTTGACTTATCTGAATCATGCTGCATTGCCTCTCGTTAACTCCACCATGCCGCGAGTAACCTCAATCCGCCGCGGCTCTTTGTCGGTTGCTGTGAATCCTGCTGGCACCAGCTCTACATCGTTACGGGGATTTTGATTTCCCCAATGATGCCAGCCTTCGGCATCACCGCGGCTGAACAACTCGATGCGTGACACGTCACCATATAGAAGTTCCAGGCGGTTACGGGCTTCCCAAGGCTTCGCGCTGTGCTCACCCAGCGGACTGTAAATCACCTGCTTGATCGATGCGCTCATGCGCTCCAGTCCCGCACCGCGCACAGCGATCAGGCAGTCTTCGGTGTTGGCGCGGGTGTAGTTGCCGCCGTTCATGCGCGTCTGGGTGTTCAGCAGCGCCAGCAGGTCATAGAAGTCTTCGACCTCGCCATCGCGCAGCGCTTTGTTGATGTGCTGCTCCGCCAGCTGGTTGAGCTTTATCCAGGTGAAACCCTTCATCGTGCGCACATCGAAGCCCCAGGCTTCAGCCAGCGCGATAGCCTCTACAGCGTGTGTGCCGGTGTACCACATCGCCAGCACAGCATCAGGTGCAGCCAGCGACCACACCGGCAGGCGCTTCAGGTCAGCCATCGACATGGTGCCGTAGTGGTTACCCGCGGCACCGTTGCTGATGGTGTTGCCATATGACCAGGGCGGGTCGGCATAAATCAGCTGATAGTTCATGCTGCTATCTTCTTTTGCTTTATGCTCGGGCTTAGCCAGAGGCATTCGGTTTTCACCTTCGTGCCTCTACCTGCGCTGATCCTGGAATCTTTGCTGACGAGACCCCAACCAGTAAGTAAGTCGCGGTACAATTCGCAGTCATATCCGCTGATCATTACCTTTCCAGCCAAGGTGGTGGACACAGCTAACAGCTGAATATGATCGGCGTCTGTCATTTCGTGGTTGTAACTGCGATTACCTTTTGCACGAGTTTCAGTAACATAAGGTGGATCGATGTAGTGCAGAGTAGTTTCGGCATCGTGAGCGCGCATAATTGCAAGCGCGTCTTTGTTTTCGATGATCACACCTTGCAGTCGCTGGCAAATGACTGCCAGATTGTGCGGGTAGCGCTCCCAGAGGTGTGTGGCGGTGGCATACTTCCGCTTACTGTCTCCCCTGAACCCTGAATTACCTCCGAGACCAGCAGCGGAACCGAAACCCATACTCGCCCGTACAACCATACGGCGAGCGCGCTCCACTGGCTCATTACTTAATTCACGAGCTGCATAAAATTCTTCACGCGCGTAAGGTGTTAGCAGACAGGCATCTTTAAGGCGCTGGCACAGTTCCTCATCGCGTAATACGCGAAACAGATTTACCACTTCACCATCAAGATCGTTATATACCTCTGCGTAGCTGCGTGACTTTTGAATTAAGACTCCCGCCGCTCCGCCGAAAGGCTCAACATAGCAGGTGTGTTCTGGCATATGGCTTATGATCCAGGAAGCCAAGCGAAACTTACCGCCGTGATAACGAATAACAGGATGTTTGATATTCATGCCCGCACCTCGCGCGCCGAACGAAGCAGCTGATCCATCCGGTAAATCGGGCTGTTGGCCCGGCATTCATCGAATACCACGTTGATGCTGTTCATCGCATTCAGCCGGCGGTTTGCGTTGCTGAGTCGGTTGTGAATTTCGTTTGGGGTGATCTCCCGTTCGGCGTTTTTCAGCCAGCAGATATTGTCATTCTTAAAGCGGGCGCGCATGACTTCGCCAGCGATAATCAGCTTGCTAAGCGCCGACATTGAGCTTTCACGTTTCAGGCCATGCTTAGCCAGATGTGCATGGATATCGATGGACCTAGATCCGCCATTCTCTTTCAGGTAGGTGAGGATTAACTCTTTCGATGTCATGATCAGCCCGCCATTCTCATCGCTGAGCGCTCAGCGGCTTTACGGTGGTTGGGATTGGCTTCGAACTTCGCCGCCAGTGACGGGTCACGCTGCGCTGCACTGGCATTGCGCTGGCGCTCGTCAAGCCAGGCTTCTACTTCATCGACGTTCCATGCGACAGTGCGGTTGGTCAGCGGGAAGCGCTTCGGGAATTCGCCATTCTTTTCCATCTGATTGATGGTGTATTCAGACAGCGGCACGCGCTCGAGCAGCTTGTCTTTACGGATTGCACTTTTCATAATTTTTTCTCTCCAAAGAAAAGGGGCCGCAATTGGCCCCTGAGTTTTCACTGGTGTTGGTTAAACGTATTCGGCGCGCATGTCGCCAAGCGTGATGCTGAAGCCTTCGTGCAGCTCGTCGCCCAGTGCACCTTTCAGGCGCTGCAGGTCTGCCTCAACCTTCAAGAATGTTTCTTTCGCGTCCGGCGCGCTGGCGTCCAGGCTGTTGATCGCAGCTTCAATCTGGCGGCGGGCGTCGTGGTGCTTATAGGCTTTGACGGCTTTGGCGCGCAGTGAGCGGAAGGTGGATTCGGTTAAGTCGTCCTTGTGCTGGCTGATCTTCTCTCCGACTGCGCTGGCTTTCTCCAGTGAATCAGCCTGTTCAATCTCTTCCTGCAGACCGGCGACCAGCACTGCATCATCACGGTTATCAGCCGCCGCGACCGGTTCGGTGCTGCTGCCGATCATGGTGTTCAGATCAGCGGTAGTTCGCGGTGTGATGTCACGTTCGCCGCGCGGTGTCTCGTCGAGTTCGTCCGGCGTGTATACACCCAACAGAACGTCAGGAGCGTGCAGGCGGGCCCAGCGCTTGGTGCAGAGATAAGCAAGCTGCTGTTTCGGGTCCTGCTCCCATAATGGAGAGTTACGCACACCGGCCTGCGCCATGCTGATAGTCAGCTCGCGCGGCTCGGCCTCGCCTCTCAGCACAGCCGAAACGGTGACGGTCAGGTTAGGGGACTTGTTGTTTTTCCCTTCGCACTTCGACCAGTCGCCTGACCAGTTGTAATTGATGCGGCTAGCGAGCAGGGAAGAGGATGACACAACAGCATTAACCAGTTGCGCCTCATAGCCCAGCGTGCCGTTAACAATGTGTGTTTTCTGCGCTACTGCAAACGGGTTCATTCCCCACTGTGCAGCCTGCATAGTCACAGCCAGGCAGTCCGCCGTTTTTCCGCGAAGATGCTGCGGAACAGTTGCAGCACCCTCTGACATAATTTGTGCAAACTGCTGCAGACGCATCAGTCCTTCCGGGCTAAAAATCGCCGCTGCGGTGCTGACGTTTTCGGTGGTTGCTAACTGATTACTCATAACTGATTATCCTTTTTGCGCGCCCATGCCGGGCGTGAAAGAGATTCAACGCCGCCCCATGAATTGGTCAGGCGGCACTGGTGATAGGTTTGAAGGTCACGGCGATATAGTTCGTGGCCCACGGCAACATCTTCCTGCTCGAGTTGAAACACCCGGACCGGATAGCGGCCACAGTCGATTGACTCGCTGACGGCGATAAAGACAAACTGCGGGTATTCGTTGAAGTGCTGATAGAAGCCATCGCGGTACATGGCGTCCTGTACGTGATACCGGAATTCCTCTACGTGACGCGTAAAGCGGTCCATGTCTGCCACTTTCTTCACGTCCACGATTACCGGCTGTTGTTTCAAAAACCGGTCAGGGCGGATCCGGCAAAGTTCGCCGGTCTGCTCGTCATCCCAGTAAATGGACGCTTCACAGTGGCCATCTGCTTCCAGAAAGAACCGCGCCGCCGGGTGGGCCATGGCGCTGGCCTGCATCAGCTTTAGTTTGCGGTGATCCTCGTACTCAACAACGGTCTTTCCTGTATAGCGACAGTCCTTTAGGAATGCCGCTTCATCCTCTTTACCCTTATTGGTGCGTCGGTTGAAGTAAGGCGCCTTGATGAAACGCTTATCAAATTCATCAGGCTCAAGCAGGATGCAGTGGAGCGCAGTGCCCATATCAAGTGCCTGCAACTTTTCTTCATCCTGCGGCGCCTGTTTGCGCCACTGGTAAACAGCCGGGTTGATAGCGATATCGTCCAGCTGTGATTTGCTGACACCGGCACCGGAGTGGTAAGCCTCATTGCTGATGTCAAAATAAAGCCCCGGATCATTCGGGGCTAATGAGATTTCAGGGTTAGCAGTCATGGCGTCCAGTCCTCGCCAAGCCACTCTTTATTGCGCCAGTCGATTTCTGCCTGCTTTACGCAGATTTCATCGACCATGTTGGCAAAAGCGTCCTGAGCAAAGTCAGCGTCAATCCCTGGCATATTGAAACCGAAGGGGCGGCGCAGGGTTGCAACATCAACTGGCCACTGCTCTTTGAGTGTTTCCGCGCGCTCGCGGATCCACTCTTCTTTTTTAACTGACGCATCGTGCTGTTGCCAGCGCGCTTCCTCGATGCGTTCGTGAACTGCATAAGGATTCATAGCTCACTCCATGTCAGCCGCGACGCTGGCGGCCATCTTTTGTGTGAATACCCATTCAACACCGGCTTTAAAGCTGCTGAACTGCTGTTCAATACCCAGCACGCAGGCGGTGAAAATGAATATCCCGTTTTGGTAACGATATTTCATAATCGAATCCAGGATTACCGTTTTGGTAATAGTTAATTGCACGACAAATTACCCTTCAGGCCATAAGCCTGGTGGGCGATCTTTCGGAACTGCTCACGGTTAACGGTCTGCGTATATCTCTGGTGAATTAGGGTCATTCTCCAGATGTAACCGCAGGCCATGCGGACTATTACGAACGGCTCTCCCTTCTCATCAGTTAATTTCATAGCTGTCTCCGGAAGAGGAATAATGACTGTCACTTTCCAGGCAAGCATTCCGGTTTGACGGGTCAGCGTTGCCATCTGGTGGGCGGCCAGATTCAGGTTTGTGAATGCCCGTTGCGGATTGTTAAAGAGCGTCAATTACCAATTTGGTAACTATTGAGGCTAATAATAATCGCTTGGCAGTAGATGTCAATCGTTAACGAGAGAAAAAATTACCAAATAGGTAATTACTGGTGCGGTGGGATATAGCTGGGCTGATACGGTTTAGTGGTTAACTCAGTTGTCGCCGGTGTTTTTTGACTGGCTGATAACGAATGACACAAAGCTGCTGATCTTCTCTTTGTCGGTGGCGTCCAGCTTTGAATAGGCGTCACGGTCATAATCAATCATGCGATCGTCATGTGCCGGGATAAGCAGCTCGTAGCCGCGGCGCCCGAAACCTTTGGCAATCGAATTCACCGTGCTGATTGTCGGGTCGATCTCCTGGTTGAGAACGCGCCCGATAGTGGACTGAGTAACTCCGCTGGCCTGGTGCAGTTTTCCCTGGGTTCTGAGGCTCTCTGATTTATCCATCCAGATGCGAAGGTTGTTTGCCAGGACTTCACGGATCTCTACATCGGGATTGGCAGGCATGACGTTATCGCGGTCATTATCGAGCCAGTAATCTTCCAGCTTCAGCAGGCGCTCAATCTTGCGTGCTGCAGCGCTGCCCATGGGTTTGTCACGCGTCCACCTGCTTATGAGGTTTGGCAGCATGTTCAGGGCCTGGGCCATTTTGGTCTGATTTCCCTCAAATCGGGCTTCGAGCAAATAAATCAGATTCGCTTTACGGATCCCGGAGATAGGTTTCATTTTTTCCTGGTACTCAGATTTAGGTTAGTGATGACTGAGTGCATTTAAACCGATGTTACCTTTCTGGTAAATGCACCAGATTGGTAATTAGTGTTGCGAAACGCTACCGCATAGGTAACAATTCGATGATTGAAATCGTTATCTGGAGGCCCACATGGAGCCGTTTGACTTCAAAGAGTTCTGGCAGGGTTTGTCGACTGAAGAAAAGAAGCAACTGGCTAAAGAGGCTGGTACCACAACGCATTACATCAGAACTCATCTGGTATATGCCCGCCGCGTTCCGACGCGTAACTACATGACAGGGTTGCAAAAAGCCTGCGCCAAAATCGATCCGGCTATTACCACTGAAAGGCTGTTATCCTTCTTCTACTCCGCTGCCTGACCTGTTACCCGCCACGCTTAAAAGCCGCCTTGATGGCGGTTTTTTCATATCTGCAACTGCCTAAATTCCCTTACAAAACAACCAATCGTTACCAAATATGCAAATAGTACTTGATAAGTCTGAATAAAAGTTAAAAATAGTCGTAATAGTAAACGTAGGAGAAGTAACCAAATGAAAATCATTACCCGCATGGATGCCGCGAAAGCGGGTCTGAAGCGTTACTACACCGGCAAGCTGTGCAAGCACGGCCATAAAAGCGAGCGTTACGTTTATAACGGCCATTGCGTGGAGTGCGCGATGAATTCCAGCCTGCGTCGCCAGGCTGAGATTAAACAAATCATGGAGAGCGCTGCGGATAGTCATTCGCTGGGGGGGGGTTGATGGCTGGTGACTGGATCAAGATGCGCGCCGACCTGCATACGCATCCGAAAGTTGTCCGCATGGCGTCCGCATTGAAAGCGGACAGATTGCGGATAGTTGGCGGACTACATTCCGCATGGTGTCTTTTCGATGTCCATTCAGTTGATGGTTTTCTTGACGGATACAGTCCGGAGACGCTCGACGACCTGATCGGCTTTCCGGGATTTTCCCGCGCGATGATTAACGTTCGCTGGCTGGAAGAAGCTGACGAAAGCCTTGTCATGCCTCGCTTTGACGCCCATAACGGCCAGTCAGCCAAGCGCCGGGCACAGGATGCAGATCGCAAAAGAGAGCGGAGAAACGTCCCAAAAACGTCCGCATCAGAAGCGGACAAATTGCGGACCAGAGAAGAGAAGAGAAGAGAAGATAAAGATCAAACCCCTTATATAACGCGCGACGAAAAATTTCCTGCGAGTCAGGTTTCACATCCGTCACAGGTACAACCGGTCAATGTCCCTACGGGAAAATTCATGCTGACGCGTGAATGGGTTCCGTCCCCTGACTTTTTCATGAAAGCTGCGCAGTGGGGGATTGTGTTAAATCGCGACGAATTTAAGCCCGAGTATCTGACCTCGTTCCTCGATTACTGGATCGGCGAGTGTAAGGCATTCACACATGTCCAGTGGGAGCAGAAGTTTGCCCGTCAGCTGGAACGCATCAAAAACGAAACGGCGAAGCAAAAAGGCAAAACAGGCCTCGACTTCAGTAACACCGACTGGATCCACCCAATCAGAGACGAATACGCATGAACAACATCACAACGCACTTACAGAATTTCAGTTTTAACCAGCCAGCGCATTCAGCAATGGCATCGGGTCACAACTCACGCGAAGAGTGGGACCATGCCGCCAGCCTGTTCAATGGCATCTTTGACCAGCTGCGCGCCGCGTTCCCGGCCAGCAGCAGTACGTTCAGAGCGCAGTCAGATATCGATGCCTTCCGCCAGCAGTGGGTAAGATCGTTCATGGAGAATGGGATCACCACCATGCAACAGATTGACGCAGGCATGCGCCATGCCCGCAAGCAGCAAACGCCATACATGCCGTCTCCGGGTAAGTTTGTCGCCTGGTGCAAAGACAGCTCAACGGTCCTGGGAGTAACCACCGAAGAGGCCATGGCGGAGTTTCACCGTTACAACCGGGATCGCGGCCTGACCACCTCACCAGAGAAGTTTAACTGGAGTAAGCCAGTTCTGTACTGGGTTGTGACAGATGCACGCCAGGCGATGATCCAGCGCTGCATGACGGAATCAGAGGTTGAAACGTTCATCACCCGCAAGCTGAACGAGTGGTCGAAGAAGGTAGCAGCAGGTGAGCAGGTTCCCGATCCGGTGCAGATGATTGAATCCAAAACCAGGGCAGCAGCTCATCAGCCGTCACCGAAGGATTACGAATACCAGTACATGCCGAACGCGGCGCATATGGGCAGTGTCACCCCGGCGCAATGGCTGCTGGAGGAATACAAAAGGCGTAAGGCAATGGGCCTTAAAACGTAGTCATGGGATAAATAATTACTGAAATGGTAATAAATCCTGCGCCAGCGCAACCAGATTTAATCGAACAGGGTAACAACGTACAAACGGGCCATGAGTTTTAAAAACGTCTCAGAACGCATTACAGCGCGTTTTAGAGGCATACGAAGAAAGCGCAAATTAGCGCATTTTTTTACTTGCCAGTTATTACCAAATTGGTAATAGTAACCAGATAGGTAACAGGAGAGAGCCATGCATCCTATCGAGTTTATCGAAAAGAACATCCGGCAGATGATGGTGGGTGAGGGCTTCTCTCTCCCAGTTGCACAGGGTGCAGCAAATGCTGCTGTCGATTACTACCGCCGCTCATAGCAGCCATCAATAAAGAGCCGCGGGATTTTTGAAGATTGCCTCCGTGAAGCAAGAAGCTACGCGAAGCGTAATGACGACAAGGTCAAGCCTTCCAAATCCAAGGCTATCCCAGTGAAGACTAAGCCGAAGGCAAAAGCATGAAAAAAGGACTTTATGCACTCGGCCGACTCAAGACCGGCCAGATGAACAAGACCGAAAGCGCCTACGCAAACCACCTGGAGTTGCTCAAGCGCACCGGGCAAATCGTCTGGTACCGCTTCGAGGGGATCAAGCTGCGTCTCGCTGAGAACTGCTTTATCACCGTCGATTTCGCCGTGATGTACGCCAGTGGCCAGCTTGAAATGCACGACGTGAAGGGCTCAAAGCGGATTTTCAGCGATGACGCCCGGGTGAAAATGAAGGTCGCCGCAGACGCGTACCCGTTCGTTTTCAAAGCTGTTTACCCAAAACCCAAGGCGACAGGCTGGGACGTGAAGAGTTTTAAACAGGTTAATCAGAGCAGTAAAAAGCGTGTTAAGTGACAAAACGTGATTTCTTATAACGGTCTGAGGTGAAAAATATTTATGGAAAATAAAAAGTTAAGTGATGTTAACTCGAAAAGCGGTAGTGAGTTAATCGCTATTGCTCACGGCATAGCTGACAACTTCGAATCGCCGGTCACTGAATTGCTGCGTGAACTGGCCAGCCGCCTGGAGTGCTCGATCATCCGTGGTGACAGATATAAAAAAGAGCGTGATTTGTACCATAACGCCGAAATGACGTGGGAAAAGGCAATGATGGCCGCCATCGGTGAAGATGGTATCGGCAGTGTCACCAAAGAAATCGAGAAGTTGAAAGCTGATAAGCACGAGTTGCAGCAGAAGCTGGATGCGCAGGGGCCGTTTATCCAGCCACACGATTTAAAAGCACTGTTGCGATTCAATGAAACCTCTGAGGATGGGGAAGGCTACGACATTGGCGCTGAAGCCATGTCAAGGCTTGTCGAGTTAGGCTTAGCTTCAGATGGGTTATTGAAAGAAGCGAAGGTGAAATAAGCGATAACACCCTTAAAACCGAAGATGACATCAACATCGATTTCGCTGTGAAAATGGCTAAGTTGCGCTCCGGCACCCATGACACTGCGGATAAGGCGGGCGCCAAATGAAAGAGCGACCAATCCTCTTAAACGCCGAAATGGTGCGTGCAGTTCTGGACGGCAGCTTTATCGGAGCCTATGCCATCTGGCAGCGTGAAGATGACAAATGGGATGTGCGCTGGTGTCGGTACGGCAAATGGGTAGAAATCGCCAGTCAGCACTTTGACACCGAGAACCAGGCTTTCAATGTGGCGCACGCCCACTACGTTGAGGATGAAAAGAACAGTTACCGCATGGTGCCGGGCAAAGAGCCGGAATGATCGCCAAGCGCAAAAGAATTAAACCACCGGTTTGGTGGTTTTTTTTTGCATGATATGATTACCAAAAAGGTAATTATATTGCGAGGTGTTACCAGTGCCTAAGCCACAATCCACTAAACCGCTGACCGAGCAGATGGTGCGGTACTGCGAAGAGCGTATTAAAAACCCCGATGACCAGACAGGTTGCGCTATTGCCGCTGGCTATTCAGCAGCCACAGCAGCACAGGCAGCAAGTCGACTTGAAGCCGATCCGCGCATACAGGAGCGCATCGCACATCTGCGCCTGGCGCGCAGCCGCCGGACAAAGATTGACGCCGATTATGTGCTGAAAAGGCTGGTGGAGATTGACCAGATGGACGTGCTTGACATCCTCACCGATGAGGGCAGCCTGAAACCGGTAAGCCAGTGGCCAAAGGTCTGGCGAACGTCGCTCAGCGCCATGGATATTAACCGGATCCGCATGGCTGGCGCTGATGGACAGGAAGACATCGAATCGACGATGCAGAAGGTGAAGTGGCCAGACAAGGTAAAAAACCTTGAGCTGATAGGCAAACACGTTGGCGTCAGTGCGTTCAAAGAGGTGCAGGAGCTTAACATCAACGTCAGCCTGGCCGACAAGCTGGCCGCCGCCCGCAAGCGCGCCGCTGGTGCTAAAGGTGGTGAAGATGAGTAGTGCCGCCGATCTTGAGGTGCAGCTGATAGAGGATATTGGCGCTTTCACCCATGACCCTTTCGGCTATGCGATGTATGCATTCCCCTGGGGGGAAGAGGGCACCGACCTGGCTTACTCGAAAGGCCCGCGCAAATGGCAGGAGCAGGCGTTTAAAGAGATTGGCGATCACCTGCAGAATCCCGATACCAGGCACCAGCCACTGATGATTGGGCGCGCGTCCGGGCATGGGATCGGGAAATCTGCGTTTATCTCGATGCTGGTCAAGTGGGGTATGGACACCTGCGAGGATTGCAAGGTGGTGGTGACCGCCAACACCGAAAACCAGCTGCGCACTAAAACGTGGCCAGAGATAGCCAAGTGGCAGCGACTCAGCATTACACAGGACTGGTTCACCTGTACAGCCACAGCGATTTACAGCAACGATCCGTCGCATGCCAAGTCGTGGCGCGCTGATGCCATTCCATGGTCTGAGAACAACACAGAGGCTTTTGCGGGCCTGCACAATGAGCGCAAGCGCATCATCCTGATATTCGATGAGGCATCCAACATAGCCGATCTGGTTTGGGAGGTTGCCGAGGTGGCGCTGACCGATGAGAACACAGAAATTATATGGGTAGCGTTCGGTAACCCGACGCGTAACACAGGCCGTTTCCGTGAGTGTTTCCGTAAGCTGCGGCATCGCTGGAAGACCGCGCAGATTGACAGCCGCACCGTGGAAGGTACCAACAAAGAGCAGATCCAGAAGTGGGTGGACGACTACGGCGAGGACAGCGACTTTGTTAAAGTGCGTGTGCGCGGACTGTTCCCGTCTGCATCAGAGGCCCAGTTTATCCCTACAGGTTTGACAGATGCGGCCGTGGGAAGGGTGATCACGCCAGGCCAGATAGCACATGCGGCCACCGTTATCGGCGTTGACCCTGCGCACCAGGGCGGCGACCCGGCGGTGATATACCTGCGACAGGGGCTGCACTGCAAGAAGTTGGGTGAGTGGCAGCGCACAACTGACGATGTGTTGTTTGCCAAAATCATATCCAGTTTTGAGGACCAGTATCAGGCCGACGCGGTATTCATCGATTACGGCTACGGAACGGGCGTAAAATCCGTTGGCGATAACTGGGGCCGCAGTTGGCAACTCATACAGTTTGGCTCCGGATCCACCGACCCACAGATGGCGAACAAGCGCGGCGAGATGTACAACGCGGTTAAGACCTGGCTGAAGGACGGCGGGCAACTGGACAGTCAGCAGGTGGCAGAGGAATTGTCAGCGGCTGAATACAAAGTCAGGCTGAAAGACAGCCGCATCGTGCTGGAGGATAAGGTGAGCATCAAAGAGCGCCTGGGTAAATCGCCGAACGACGCCGACGCCCTGGCGCTGACGTTCGCCTTCCCTGTGGTGAAAAAGCTGCAGTATATCGGCAGTCAGGATCAGGGCCGCAGTGAAACAGACTACGACCCTTATGCTTAGACTCGGTTGAAAGCTGTGATGCGAGCGTCTGGGTAAGGAACGCCATGCTCGAAAGTGATCACCACCATGGCATCTTTCAGAACCTGAGCAGGGGCTGTGCCTGCAGCAGCGTTATAAATTAAAGATCCAAATATATCTTTCCCGTTAACGTATTTGCTGCGCCATGCAACGAAATATGAATCATTGTTCTGTGACATAAGTCCCTCCATTGAATTTTCTCAAGAATTATCGGGACATTATGAAGAAACTTTAGATAAAAAAAGCCCGCTCATGGCGCTGAGGAATCCCCAGCAATATGCGGGTAATAAAAGACAGGCATGGAGTTTTGTGATCTACTGATTGTGTAATCAATTCAATGAGATCGCCTCTATGCCTGCCCGTCGAGTATGTCA